GTCCCACTGAAGCCGTTCTTTCCTACCGCGCGCTCCATGGCTCCGCGGAATTCGAACACTGCGAAGTTCACCGCCTGATTCACCGAGGCTTCGGTGAACGCGATGTTCGCCGTCGAAAGGTGCGTTGTGATGTTGCGGACGAAGCGCGTGCCGGTGTTTGTGTTCTCAGCGAAGAAGAGGCCTGCCCGGATCATCTCCTCCGCATCCTCGGTCGGATTCCAGCTCGCATCGCTCCTCACGCCGAGACTGTTCTCGAATTTGTGCGTGAGCGATGTGCCGACGGTTGCGCCGCCCTGCATGCCCGCTGCGACGCAGGCGTGGAACCACGGGAGGAGCGTTTGACGTTCGCCTGCTGTGTCGAACCGGTCTGTCGAATCGGCCATCGCGCGAGCATGGCGCGTGTTGAGCGCAATGATCTGTTCCTTGATCGAATCCTTGTCCGGCAGGATGTTCGTCGGTGCTGAGTTGCCGTCGAGCGCACTGAGGCCGACGATCATGTCGCGCTCCGAGCGCCCGATACCGCCGGCGAACGCGCAGTGCGCGACGCAAGCGGCATGGATCGCCGGGTCTCCCGTAAGAGGCACGATCGTGTTGATGCGCGCCTTTTTGAGGAGATCGAGCGCGTCCTGCCAGTCCTGGAAGGTCGCGACACCCTCGTCACCACCGGAGAGGAAGGTCGGACCGCTCGTGTTGCTCGGCGCGGCGCCGGCGCCAACGCCGTTGGGTGTGACCACTGCGAGCGACAGATTCCCGTCGCCCTCAGTCAACGTGAACCCGAGCGGCGTCTGCGCTGAGACTCGCACAGAGAGAGTACCCTGTGCCGCAGCAGTGACGCGCGTGTTCGTGAGGCGGTCGCGGGTAATGCGATTCACGATGCCAGTCTGGATCTCCGCGGCCGTGGCTGTCAGGTCGCTGTCGAAGGTCTGCGTGTTGCCGTCGATCACCCATGTATAGGTCGTCGAATTGACGACGACGAAGACGATGTCGGTCGACTGTGGGACGAATGCGATACGCGTCGCGTCCACGAGCTGGCTCTGGTTGTTGTAGTAGTCGAGAACAGCCTTCAGGTCCGCGTAGAAACTCGCCACAACGGCATCGATGTCAACGGAGGTGCTCGTGAGATCAAGCTCGGCGACCTCGGTCCGCGTGGCACCAGTGATGAGAACAAAGTCAAAGCCGTCTGCGCCGACCTTCCGCGCATTGAAGGCGTCGGCTGCTTTTTGCAGCGTCTTTTGGACGGTGTTGAGCGTCCTGACGGCTGGGCCTTGGATCGTGAGCGTGCGCGCGGCTGCGAGGGCGCCGAGCACAATGAAGTCGACATTCGTCCAGGTCGTCACGCTCGTCTGGACCGGCTGCGTATCGCTCACCAGGAGCGTACGGTTTCCGACGGTTGCGCCGCTGGAGATCTGGCCCCAGACGATGATCGCGGCCGTCGAGGCGCCATCGGCAACGAGGTTGAGCGCCGCTGTGGCGACGAACATCGTCGAACCACGCACGATGCCCCGCATCGATTGGCCCATTGCAATCGTGATGAGAAGAGTTCCGGCCGGATTTTCTTGGACGAGGATTCCGGCGGCTTCAGCCACTGGTGTGATTACAAGGCCTGTTGAATCGTAGACCACGGCGCCGAGGACTGTGTTCCATGTTGCGGTGCCGGCTTGTGTACCGTTGATCGCCGTGATCGTCTCACGCTGCGGATTGTTGCCCGTGTCGGTGCCGTAGATGACTACCTTTTTCCCAGCATCCAGTGCGCCAGCGACAATCCGCGCGGTCTCACCGTCAACAATGTCCGCCGTGACATGCGTAGCAAGCCCGAGCTCGGCGCGTTCGCCGTTGGCGCGGATGCCGCTCGAGAGCACCTGGGCTGTCATCGTGTCCCAACCAACGCCAGCGGCCTCGGTGTACATGAGCGAGAACATGGCCGTGCCGCCGATGTTATCTCCAGCTTCCGTGATGTCTTCGAAGGTGAGGCTGAGCAATTGCCCCGGAACCGCACCAGCGATCTCGTACGCGATCTGCTGAGTGAACGCGCCGTAATCTTCAGAGGTCAACGTTGCAACGGTGCCAAGAGCGCTCGAAAGTGTGCTCGTGGATTGCGTCGCCGGGTTGACCTTCATGGCCACGATCTTCTGTGGAGCCCCCACGATGTCTTCGTCTCGGCTCGCGTCGAAGCAGAGCGCGATGCCTTCGCGTAGATCCCCAGAGCGGAAGATCTGTCGGTTCTGTTCAGGCAGCGTGATCTCGATGAAATCTTGCTCGTCGGTCATCGCCGACACCGGCGTACCGCCTTCAGCGGTGCCGAGCACCGCGAGGATGCCGGTTGCGCCGAGTCCGACTTGCTCGAGCGCTGAAGCGTCGACCTCGGAGTAGCTGCCAGGCACCGAAACCAGTCGGCCGTTGACGAAGATCGATGTTGCACCAGTCTGAGCCATTTGATTCCTCCGCTACTTCACCGGGCGCTTGAGAAAGTTCTGCCATGAATGGGCCCATTCGGGAATGCTCATCGGTCCGAGCTTCTGACGCTTCGCAAAAGAGACGAATCCCGCGACCCGATCTGGCTTGATTCCACAGACCGAGAGCCAGATCTTGAGTGGCACGGCGGGCAGAGCTTGGGTCATCATTCGGTCTCCACCGTCGCAGTAATCAGCGTCTTCACGCCACCGAGGTCCGCCGGAGGCGAACCAGTGGCATCAACGTAGATGCCGTCGAGCTTGAACGCGCTGGGTTCCTTCTGGCCGACCAAGATCTCAGGGACCTTACACTGAATCGTCAGCTGACGCACAAACAGGTTCGCCGGCATATAGCGCTCGTCTGGCGCGAGGTCTCCACCCGAAAAAGTGAGATTCGAGACGCCTTGTTGCTTCAGAAACGCTCGAGCCCGCTTTAGCCAAAACTTGGCGAGCTGGTAGTAGTAGATCGTGGTGTCCGGATTTCGGGTGGCCACGAGCACCATGTAGGTTTGGTCTTCGATCGAGGCGATCTCGTTGGCGCCGAGGTCGGGATCATCACCGTCGAGCGTGGCCTCCCCGAGGAGATCGACGCCAAAACCGACCATCCCGCCCTGATCGCCAAGGAACTGCTGGGACTCGGTCTCGTTCGCCAGGACGATCGCAAAGAGCGGAAACTTGGAGTCGGTGCGCGGATAGGCGTGGATGATATTCGGTGGCTGGGCCTCGAAGAAGGTTCGGATCCCGGCGATCTCTTCGAGCGACAGCTCCCGCGTTTCGCGAAAGAAACGCTCCATCAGGGCCGGCTTCGCCAGCGTTTCGGCGATGCCGTCTTGGAGCGCGATGAAGAGGAGGCGCTCGAGCATCAGCGTCCACCGCCCAAGATTGAGGCAACGAACTTGTTGATGACGGCGCCAGCGATTCGATCGACGTAGGAACCAACCTCGTCGGCGAGGTGCCTCGGTTGCACGCCAGGATGCAACCACTTCGCTTCTGGGCGCGGCTCACCGCCAGGCCCGACGGAGATCGTGCGGAAGGTTGTGTATGTGCCCTGCGTCCCGCCGCCGGCCTTCTTCTGGGCCCCGCGCTGCATGCCCGCGAATGGGTCTGTTGTATGGAAAGACTTCATTTTGCCGGCGAGTCCGGCGGGGAGGCGTTCGCCAGGCCGTAGCTTCTTGGCCCGCGCATAGACCTCTTTCCCAATGGCTTCGGAATGCGCAGCGCTCAACGCGCCAGACCTCGCGAAGAGTTCGGTCATTGGAACACCGCCGCCTGGGCCCGAACCGGGTGTTTTGTGTCGGAAGGGGATCGCGAGGTAGCGGCCACCGTCGGCTGCGGTGTGGAACGATGTGCCTTGGTTCAGGATCGTGTCATGGAGATCGAACGGGTCCATGCCTTGCTCGACGAGATTCGCGACTACGCCCACGAGCGCGATCGTCGCGCGACCGCCTTGCATCTCCACTTCTTGGATTCCCGCGATGTAGTCTTGTTGGCTGCTCCTGAGTTTCCGTTGCGCGAGCATGACCCATTGCTGTCGGGCGCCCTCTGCAATGTCTCGCGCGATCGAGGCCAAGGCTTCAGGCGTAAAGGCTCGGAGCACGTCCTCAGTCGCGCGGACATTGATGACCCTGACGGTCATGTGTTCACCAGGAATTCGAGGCGCGCGAAACCCATAATCGGGAGGTCGACAGGATTGCCAACCGGGGTTGTCGGGGTCGGTGTCTTGAATCCGATCGTGGTCTGACGAATCGTCTTCGGGTGCTCGAGCACGAGCCATTGCGGATGATGCGCGTAGTGCACCGTGAATCGCGTAGGCGCCGATGGGGCCTTCGTCGGGAACCAAAGGATCGAACCCGTGGGCGTGAGCTCGAAGTCCGCACCGAGTTCGAAGCGCGCGTCTTCGGACGCGACGTAATTCACGTCGACCATCGGAAATCGCGTCTTCAGTTCAACCGCGCCTGCGTCCACATCGACAATCTCTGACCATGTGATCGTGCTGTCGAGGTCGACGAGGCGATCGTAATAGCCGAGCTTGTTCTGCGGCCGAACCGTGATCATCACGTTGCCAAACATCCATGGTCCGAAGCGGTCGAAGCTCGTTGGATCAACAGAGACACCAGTCATGACACCGCGGATGACGGCAGCGCCATCCTTTGCCATAATCCCCTTTTGGAGATCTGTGAACTGTCCCGCGGCGAGCGGGGCGGCGTAATTCCTCGGACCGAAATAGCGCCACCCGTTCGTGCATGACGTGCAGTTTGGGTCAGGTTGCCGCGTCTGATCGTTCAGCGTGGCACAGGGACACTTCGCCGCACGACTCCACGCGAAGCGAGGCCCATGCAGCTCGATGAGCTTGGTGAATTCGTCTGGCTTGAAGTCCGCGCGTGGCGTTGGTTTGACGCCTTGCGGTAGTCCGACGAGGCCAAATTCGATGAGAGGACCCGCCATCACGCCACCGTCGACCTGAGGCCCGCGTAATAGCGCCTGAGCATCGGGATTACGCGCTTCAGCTCGCCCTGATATTGAATCAAACGACTGCCGTACCCAGCATTTGTGGCCGAAGAGGTCGTCGAAATTGATTGGCTCAAACCATCGAGAGAGATCGACTTGGAGGCAATGCCCGCCCCGGCCACAAGATCGCCTGCGATGTTGAGCGGACCGAACGACGCGAGCTTCCCGACGACCTCTTTGACCGTCGCAGGCACCGTGCCTTTCTCGAAGCCAGCTCGGTAACTGATGCGGATGACGTCGGGCAGAAACTTGTTTCGACCTCGGAGGAAGTGCACCCAGTCCGCGAACCCGAGCAGCGTCTGTCCAATGCCTGGGATCACGTTGATCTGGCCGGTGAACTTCGTGAGGTAGACCCACTCGAGCTCGAAATCGATCACCTTCTGTTCGGTCGGGAGCACGAGAGAGACTTCGGTCAGTTCGATCACCGGTGTTTTGTTGACGCTGCAAAAGATGAACTTGTCCCAGTCCTGCCGAATGAAGTCTTGCCGTTCGTCGGTGATCGTCACGGGCGCGATCGCGATGTCGAGCTCGTGCTCGAGATACGAGACCGCCTGCTTGATGCCGTGCTCGAACATGATGTCGGGGAACGGTTCGCCAAAGTCGTTCGTGAGATCGACGCCAAACAGATAAATCTGCTTCACCTCGTCGACAGAGATGATGTCGAACGCGGGGTCTGTTTCTCCCGGGGTGCCGCCGCTGAGGGGCGACTGCACCTCTGTGTCCGGGTTGAAATACGCGATCTTGTAGAAGTAGGTCGCAAGACCGAGCGGGTCGTGGAAGAGATACGACTCAACATCATCTTGGAGTACGGGGCGTGTGCCTGGCGCGGTGATCTCGGCGTAGACGCCGTCAATGGTCGTCGTGGAGCGAAAGACCTGGATCTGGGAAAAGCCCTTTCGGACCAGCGCCAGATCTCGGACACGGATCCGAACCGGGATGCCCGGCGCTGCGATGGTGAATTCGGCCATCGATCACAAGCCTAACACGAGCGGGTTAGATGTCCCCAGTGCGCTTGCGCGCGTTGGTCTCTTCGAGCTTGCGCCGGACATCGCGGAGTTCTGAGATCGCCCGATCCAGCGCTCCGCCGAGACGCTCGACCTCACCTTCGAGCGCAGCAAGGCGGTCCTTTTCGGTTTTGTTTTTGCCGAGGTTGGGTGTTACTGCCGATGGGGTCACGTTGCCGTTCTGGTTGGTCATGGTCGTTCCTCCCCATCAATGAGGGCTCGCACGGTCGCGTTGGTTTCGTTGATTGCTGCGTAATAGCGCTCGAGCATGCGCTCCTGCATCGACAGCATCGCTGTGTTGGCGGCCTGCAGTTGCTTGTCTTTGTGCCAGGCCGTGTAGATCGCGATCGCGGCGATCACACCGCCAGGGCCGAACGCAGCGAGCTGGCGAAGAAGTTCGTCCACCTAGGTGACGGTATCCGTCTCGAGACCGCCTGTCACGATGAGGTGGATGACATCGGTGGCGTTCCCGCCAATAAGCGTGAATCCTGTGGTGGTTCGCGATGACTGGAGCAGTTTTGCGTTCGTGTCTCCGCCGACGAACACCTTGTAATTGGCATTCACCATGTCGGTCAGACCGATATCCGCAAACACCACCGCGAACGGTGATGCGCCAGGCTGCGTCACTTCGGCCACCTGCCCTTGAAGCGATTCGACTACCGCCTCTGCCAGGACCCTAATGATGTTGCCGAGCCCGGAGCGGCTGGTAAACTCGCCGGGCCCAGCGAAGAATCCATCAACCATTGCCCGGAACACAGTTGGATCAACAGCCATGACACACCTCTTCGAAGACGCTACGGCTTCGTGTCTTCATCTTCAATCGGTATCGCCGGTGCCGGTGCCGACTTCGAAACGAACCTAGAATTTAGTTCTGGAGTGAACGAGAGCTTCGCATCACCCCAAAGCCACGTCACGGTTCCAGTGACGCAATGAGGACACGCCATAGCACCAAGTCTCGTCTCGACGTAAACCGACAGGCCACACTCCGCACACACTCCGCGAATGAGGTCTGTTGCTAGCAGACGGTGAACGTTTCCTTGATCGTCTTCGAGCTCGATGTAGTGATGGTTCGGCTTATAGTTCAAAAATGTCCACCCCGCCGGCAAATTAGCTCTTATCGTCATCAGCCCGAAGCGAAGTTCGTGGATTTCAGGGGCTACAAGCATTGTATCACTCCGATGTTCAAACACGCTTGAAGCTCACTTCCTTCTCGCACCGCGAACGCAGGTCTTCGGCGTTCGTACGCTCTGGGTCGAGCCCATTCCACTCCGGCAGTGCAGCCTTCCAGTTGAGCTGCACAACAAACTCCGAGCACACGAGCGCTCGCGGTGATGCTGTTGGGTTCTTGATCTTCTTCCTGAACCAACGCCACGCCAAGATCACCGCAGCATATCCGATGAGCCCAACGTAGTCGTATCGCGCTCCGATGTACCGGACGGCGTGCGCGATCCCTTCACCGACGTCCGGTTTGAC